TGGCTTAAACAAATTGCACCTACTATTGCTACTTGCCTTGGCGGTCCTCTTGCTGGCTTGGCTGTATCAGCTGTCTCAAAAGCCTTGGGAATAGACGAATCTCAAGTACAAGACACCATAGATAGTGGCAAATTAAACTCTGACCAGATAGCCTCTATTAAACAAGCTGAAATTGAACTACAAAAATCAGCTCAAGAACTAGGTCTTAACTTTGAGCAATTGGCGGTTCAAGACCGTGCTTCTGCTCGCAGTATGCAATCTGAGACTAAATCTATTGTTCCTCCTGTTTTAGCTTTTGGCGTTACTTTAGGGTTTTTTGGCATTTTGTTTGGTCTTATGACTGGCAAAGTAGATTCAACTAACCAAGCTTTGATGATTATGTTAGGAAGCCTTGGTACTGCTTGGGTTTCAATCATTAGTTTTTATTTTGGTTCTTCAGCTGGGTCTCAGGCTAAAGATAAATTAATTTATAACGCCACCCCAACTAAATGACATACGACCAATTAGATGCATTAGGAATTGACCATAAATGGCTAGGCCCATTGGAAGAAACTTTTGATAAGTATGATATTTCTACGTCACAACGCCAATCTTCTTTTATAGGACAGTGTGCTCATGAATCTGGGAATTTTAGAATTTTGGAAGAAAACCTTAATTACTCCGTTGCTAGACTTATGGCTGTTTGGCCCAGTAGATTTCCTAGTCTCGATGTGGCTGAGCAGTATGCAAACAACCCAGAAAAACTAGCTAACAAAATATATTCTGGGCGCATGGGTAATGGCAATGAGGAATCTGGTGAGGGTTACGCTTACAGAGGAAGAGGTCTTATACAGATGACTGGTAAGGAGGCGTATGCAAACTGCGGATCTGGTCTGGGTATGGATTTTATTGGGGATCCTAATTGGTTGGTTGATCCTAAATATGCGACTTTGAGCGCTGGTTGGTTTTGGAATAAAAAAGGTCTAAACAGCTTGGCAGACGTGCAAGATTACGAGACAATGACTAAAAGAATTAATGGGGGCTTAAATGGTTTAGATGACCGCAAAGCCAAAATTGCGAAAGCACTATCCGTACTAGGGTAAACCCCAATGAAAACATGTAGCAAATGTAAAACCACTAAGCCATATAGCGAATTTTATGCCAACAAGCGCATGAAAGATGGATATGGCTCGTTTTGCATTGTATGTCATAAAGCGGATAACATTGCCCGTAAAAAAACTAAACGTCAAGATCCAGAGTTTAAAGCCAAAGAGCTAGCGTATAAAAAAGAATACAGAAAGCGCACTGTAGAGCAAAGAAGCCAGTACATGAAAGAATGGCATGCAAAAAATGCCGAACTGCAGATTGCTTATAGAGAGCAGTATCGTGCAGAAAATGTGGAATATTTTAAAGAATATAATCAAAAGAATAAAACAAGAATTCTTTCTAAAACTAGAAAAAGGCAAGCTGCAAAATTGCAGCGCACTCCTAAGTGGCTGACTGATATAGATTTTGAGCGTATTGAGAATGAATATAAACTAGCTGCACTGCTAACTAAAGTTACTGGAAGCCCTTGGGAAGTTGACCATATTATTCCGCTACAAGGTAAAACCGTTTTCGGATTTCATGTGCCAAGTAATTTACGAGCGATACCAGCAAAACAAAATCGTAGCAAAGCAAATAGGTTGGAGCTTTAATATGCCATTACAAAAATTGCAATTTCGTCCGGGAATTAACAGGGAAGGAACTATTTATAGCAATGAGGGTGGCTGGTATGACGCGGATAAAATTCGTTTTCGTTCTGGGTTACCAGAAAAAATTGGTGGCTGGACTCAGTTTTCCCCTAATCAATATGTTGGCACATGTCGTTCTATTTGGATATGGTTAGATGGTGATGCTGGGGTCGGTGCGCTTTATGTTGGTGTAGGAACCAGTGCTAAATACTATATTTATTCTGGCGGTGTCTATAACGACATTACCCCAATCGTACAAACTGATACTTTAACAAATCCATTTACAACCGTAAATACTTCAAAAACTGTTACAGTAACAGATGGTAGTTATAGCCCAAATGTAGGCGATTATGTAATATTTTCTGGAGCTACCTCTGTTGGTGGTCTTACGCTTAATGGCGAATATATAGTCCAAAGCATTTTAAGCGCAACAACTTACACAATTTTATCTGCAGTTGCCGCTTCATCTTCTGCTACAGGTGGTGGTACAGTAACAGCTAAGTATGAATACCCAGTAGGTTCAAGTACTTATACAATTGGTACTGGTTGGGGTGCTGGTCCTTGGGGTGGTCCCGCAGTTCCTGCTGTCTACCTTTTAGGTACTAACCCATTCTCATCTACTAATGCAAGTTCTACAGTTACAGTTACCCAAACTGCTCATGGCTTATCTAACGGTAATTACGTGGCTTTTACTGGGGCTACTACATTTGCTGGTATTCCAGCGGTTATGCTTAATAATACTTTTCAGATTTCTGGCGTAACAACTAATACTTATAATATTACCCTTCCAAGCTCATTTACTGCAACGGCTACAACTTCTGGTGGGGGCACTGCTACTTATGTAACTAACCAGTCTGGAACCCATAGTTGGGGTTCTTCATATTCCTCTGGGATTGGTACGCAGCTTCGCCTTTGGTCTAATGATAACTTTGGTGCTGACTTAGTTATTGCACCTCGTGGTGGTCCTATTTTTTACTGGCAAGATGCTAATGGTGTAGGTACCCGTGCGCAATATTTAAGTAGTTTAGCTAACACCATAACAGCTTTAACAGATGCCACTACATTTAGCTCTGGGGTATCGTCTATTACAGTAACCTCAACAAATGCACCATATATTTACCCATACATGTATATTACAGGGACTAACCTTCCTGCAAATACTCAAGTAGCTTCTACCTATATTACTGGCGCTACAACAGTGCCAATTACAACTACAACAACTGGTGCTAATGCAGGTAACTATAACTTTTCTTATGATGGCGCTTATATCCCTACGGCTACATACCAAGTAATTGCCTCTGAAGTTCAAGAATTTATTATTGCTTTTGGTGCTAATAATTATGTACCTAATAACTCAAATTCAACATTTAATCCGTTATTGGTTCGTTGGTCAGATCAAGCCAATCAATATCAGTGGGTTCCACAATTAACTAATCAGTCTGGTGAATATACACTTACTAACGGCTCTTATATTATGGGTGCCCGTGCAACCCGCCAAGAAATTCTAGTTTGGACTGACTCAGCAATTTATTCTATGCAATACATTGGCGCTCCGTATGTTTGGGGCTTCCAATTGCTCATGGATAACATATCGGTAATGTCTCCTAACTGCATGATTACGGTTAATAACGTAACCTATTGGATGGGTAAAGACCGTTTCTATATGTATGACGGCACAGTAAAAACATTGCCATGCTCGTTAAAACAATACATTTTTGAAGATATTAATCAATCACAAGCCTACCAAGTATTTGCTGGAGCTAATGAGGGTTTTAATGAAGTATGGTGGTTTTATTGTTCTATAGATGGCAATGGTGGTACTCGTGCAAACCCTAATACTATAGTAGATAAATACGTTATTTATAACTATTTAGATCAAGTTTGGTACTACGGAACTATGGCTAGGACTGCTTGGTTGCAGACTGGTACTCAGCCTTATCCTATTGCTGCTGACTATAATAACCGCCTTTTAAATCATGAAAATGGTAATGATGATTTGTCTACTGCAGCTACTTTGCCTATAGATGCATACATCCAATCTTCTGACTTTGATATTGGTGATGGGCAAAGTTTTGGATTTGTATGGCGTATGTTACCTGACGTAAACTTTAATAACTCAACGGGTGATCAGCCAGCTATTACAATGCAATTGCAACCACGCCAAAACTCAGGTAGCGCCTACAATACATCCGTTGATAACCCACAAGTTCAAAGTCCACAAAACTTTACCAACATACCAGCTTATACGGTAAATCAATTTACTGGTCAGGTCTACACCCGTGTGCGGGGTCGTCAAATGGCTATTCGGATTGAATCTACTGGTACTGGAGTAGCTTGGCAGTTGGGAGCGCCTCGTAT